CGCATGATCCCAAAAGGATCGTTTGACCTCCGGCCCGCCAATACTGGCGGGCTTTTTCGTATGTCATGCAGGTGCATGAAAACCACTACATAAAGCGCGCAGGCGTGGCGGGGCTACGAGCGCGCGCCAATACGTTTATCCTATGAGGATGCGCCCCAATTTCAGGCTCGATACCGTGCGTTCGTCTTTCGGACGAGGAAGTCGATGGCTGGACTAGTACGCGTGGCAAGTTGCGTTACAGGCCAGATGTAGGGGCTGGAAATCTCATGTCGTTGCAGTTAATGTTTAATCGTATTGGTTACTGCGGGATATGGTTATGGATACAACCGAGCAGCTTAACGGAACTTACTTCTATGGCGGACTTACCAACCTGTCTGCTGGTGAGCTTTTTTTCTGGATTATGATTGATGTAACGGCCGAGCATTTTACAGGAGCAAAAGATGTTATAGCCGGGGCTGCGGTTTACGCTGGTAGTAACCAGATTAAAGTTAGAGGCAAACCCGGAGACGCAACCCCAGGCACAAGCTATGCATCTCAATACTCAAGACGGTTACTAAAAAATATTCACCTGCCTTTCAGGCTGCCAACTTTCATTCATTCGCCTGTGCCCGGCAACCCCATGAGAATTAAGATGTTGATGACTCATAAGCTAGCAACTTTTACGGGCAGATCAATACCCGTAGTAGGCTGGATGGTTCTGGCCTCTGACGTGGCGCAGATAAGCTATGAGGCAACAGTAAGTTATAACCGAATTGTCAGTAAGGAGGACAGGTTATGGTAGGGGACGAGACGGAAAAAGCCGTTTTTGAACTTGTTGAGACTTACAACGCGCCCAGCATATTTACCTTTAAGCGGTATCAATTAAAGCACGATACTGACCTTAACGAAGACTTCAGAATGGATCCGATAGATGCTTATGATTTACTTGAGGAGTTTGCAAAAAAGTTTTGTATCAATACAGGGGAAATAAATTTCGAGCGTTATTTCCCTGCGGATAACGGTAAAGCTGAAAAGCCGCTTACCATTCAGCTGTTGATTGATTCTGCTAGATCTGGTTGCTGGGTAGATAAGGAATGAACTCTCATATCTATCTGATATCATTTGTTTTTTACGTCCAAGTTAACTCTGGGTATATAAATATAAATATAGGAGTGGGTTATGTTAGGAAGTAAGTTACTTATAAAAATGTGGGAGACTACAGCAGAAAAGGGAATCGGGGTTCTTTTCAAACCTTGGGCGATTCGCCGTGAGGGATTAGCTAATCTTGAAATGAAAAGAAAGGAACTTTTGGTGCTGGCTCAAACTGAGGTTGATGTTGCAAAAATTAGGAGCGGTGAAGCTTATTTATCAGATGGCGATATATATAGCACTAAGATTTTAACCTCAAATGGTCTGACAGAAGTTGGGAGTAAAGTTGAGCCGGTGATTGATTTAAATGTTCTTGTGAAAAATTCAAATTTATTAAATTCTTGTGATAACATTCAGCAGGAAATAAACATTACAAAATCTTTATTAAATGCTGAGAAAATTCTTGAAAAGGATCATTCAGAAGTACCAAATGGAAATGTCGAAGATGACTGGTTGTTTAGATGGAGAGATTATGCTCGCGAGACTAATTCAGAAAAATTACAAAGTCTATGGGGAAGTGTCTTAGCTGGTGAGATCAAACAACCGGGAAGCTTTTCACTTAGGACATTAGAATTTATAAAAAACCTTTCGCAGAATGAAGCGAAGGAAATTGAGGTTCTTTTTAATTATGTTTTTTGGAATTACAGAGTACTTAGTTCAAAAAACCATGACGATCATGATTATTTGAACTTTAGCTTCTTGCTAAAAATGCAGAACTTAGGTGTTATAAGTGGAGCTGACAGTGATCTGATTTCAACTTTGAAGTTGCTTTTGAAAAATGAAGATAAATATTACTTTTACATTTCTTACAATGAGAGGTTTCTTTATATTTGTGGTGATGAAAAAGGTTCTGAAGTTAGATTTCAAGTATGTTTATTGACTGATCTAGGTAAAGAGCTTTATAAACTTTGCTCTCCAGTTAATGACTCGAAATATTTCGATAAAATAGTGCATATTATTAAAGAAAGTAATCATGAGGTTTATGAGTGCAGAGTTATTAATAGTAACGGTGCCGACATTTTGGATGAGTTCAAAAAGTTATAAATAAAAAGCGCCATTGGGCGCTTTTAAGTGATTTTTTAGTCAAAGTTTGAACTGTAGGGAGTGAATTTTATAACTTCATCACCAAGCCAATTATTCACCTCCATTATCCTCGCCTGAAGAGGCATCAGTTCGTTACGTACAAAGACCCGACTGGCTTTTTCAACGTCACCAAATCCGCCCGTATTGTTGGGGATGATCCCCATCAACTGAGGCGGTACACGATGCACGGCCAGCATGTCATCGCGAGATACGTTTTTGATGTTCAGAAACTCATCTTTTGCCGCCACCTCTGACAGCGGGATGATCTGAATGCCATCCTTCTTCCCGTTCGGACTGTACATAAACAGATTACGGAAGTTTCCAGGGCCTTTTGCGCTTTTCATGGCGCTGCGGATGTTATCAACGTCCTGCTGGCTCTGCGCCGGATCGGTCATGTACATAATAAAGCCTGCATGGCTGCCGTTGATGTAATACTTGCGGCGAAACAGCGTGGCCGACTCATTCAGCAGTGCGGACGGAATGGCCGACAGGTAGCCCGGCACGCCGTAAATTTCCTGATTAATGTCCGGCTCCATCAGGTGAAACACGCTGCCCTTTGTAAACTCATACGGTTCCGTGTTCAGGCCATAGTGCGCATACCAGTATGTGTCGAGGTCAAGCCCGCGCCGCGTGTACTTTGCAAGCGAAGGCTCCAGTTTCAGCGTGCCGCCGAGGCGGTTGGTTCGCTTCTCCAGATATGCATTACCGAAAATTAGGTAATCCATCGCGAATCTGGTAAAAGCCTGCTGGCTCAACAGCGGGTGCGGGATAAAGGTACTCGCCAGAATGTTGCATTTCACGCTGATGGGTGAGCTGTGATGCACGGCGGCGCGGAACGTGCGCGCCAGCCCGTCAACGCTTACGGGCGGCTCATACCAGCGGTCATTGATGAGGCACTCCACGTAGTCCAGCAGTTCGCGCCGGTCGAGTACCGGGATCGGGTCACCAAAGGTAAACGCCTCCGAGGCGGCTGTGCTGGTCATCTGTTCCGGCTGCTGCGCGGGCTGCGTGCGCGTGCGGTTCCTGCGTCTGCTCATTAATACATCTCCACAATGTTCTGCGTGTGTGCCGCCTGTCCCTGCAGCGGCTCGTTTGCCAGCGCGTGCATGGTCGCCCAGGCTAAATCGCCGTGGCTCACTTCCTCGCTGCGGCTGGTTTCATAGGTCGGACGGTTGCCGCTGGCCGTGGTGGCCTTACGGATGGACATAAACGACTGCGCAATGTCGAGGTGGCTGGCGTCAAACTCCATTCGCCCGCTGCTGATGGTGTCGTAGGCTTTAAGTACCAGGGCATTTTTTACCGTCGGGTTGTAAACAAACTCTTTCACCTGCGGAAAAAAGGCTTTCACGTTCTCATAGACGCCGAGGCCGACGCCGGTAGAATCGATGCCGATATAGGTCACGTTGTACTGCTGCGTAAGGCTTTTGATGGCGGCGGCCTGCGCGCGGAAATCCATCCCGCGCCACTGGTGACGCTCAAGGATGCGGAACTTGCCGCCCGGCACGGCTGGCGGGGCAATCACCACGCAGCCCGCACTGTCGCCGTTCTGCGTGCCTTTCGCCGGATCGTACCCAATCCACACCTCCTTCCAGCCGAACGGGCGCAGCGCCAGCGCTTCGAAGTCGTCCCACACTTCCCAGCTGTCCACCATGCATTTCTGCAGCATGGCAAGCTGGAACACCGAGGCGAGGTCGTCCATAAACACGCACATCAGCAGGTTTTGATAGTCTTCCGGGCTGTACCGCGTGCGCAGCTGCTCCAGGTCGAACAGGTCACAGCCGCCGCGCACGGCATCCTCAACGGTGACAATCTGGCGAAACTGGCCGTCGGCACACAGGCGGCCGGCGGCAAGCGACGCGTGGCTTAAATCAATATCAACCCGGTCGGCTTTGGTGCGGCCCTTGTTAAACTGCGCGCCTGACCAGAACGGATAGGCGCTGTGCGTGAGGCTGGACGGCGTGGAAAAGTAGGTTTCCCGCCATTTCTTGTGCAGCGCCATGCCGGAGGCGACTTTTTGCAGTTCCTGAAATTTCGGTATCCAGAAATATTCGTCAAGGTACAGGTTGCCGTGGTAACTCTGTGCCGTGCGGGCGTTGGTGCCGAGGAAGTACAGGCACGCGCCGTTAGCCAGCGTCATTGGGTCGCCTTTCAGGTCTACGTCTGCCTCGCGGGCAAACTCCACGATGTACTGCTTGAATACGTGCGCCTGCGCCTTACTGGCCGACAGAAAAATCTGGTTGCGCCCGGTGGTGAGCGCATCGATCAGCGCCTCGCGGGCAAAAAAGAACGTCGCCCCAATCTGGCGCGATTTCAGCAGGTTGCGGACGGCGTATTTATTGCCTGCTTCCCACCACTGGCGCTGGTAGCCAAACATCGTGCTGTGGAAGATGTCCTGCAGCTTTTCGATCTGCGCGTCGCTGAACACGTTTTTTTCAGGCGGTTTGCGCGGGCCTCTGTTGCGGTTTTCGACGTTGGGGTTTAAATCCGCCTCATTGCCGCCGTTGTTAAATTTCCCGATGCGCGCGTGGCGCTCTGACTGCCGGGCCAGCAGGTCAATTTCTTTGTAGTCCTTTCCTTCCTTCACCTCTTTCATGACCAGCTGACAGTAGCGCGCGGCGGTGGTGAGCTGCATCTGATCAAGCGGGCCATACTCGCCCCACCTGTCGCGCTTCTTCCAGCTGTGAACGGTTGCGGGTTTCTCTCCCAGCATTTCAGCAATGCGGGCGATGCGGTATCCCTGAAAGTACAGCAGCAAAGCCTGTCTGCGGGGATCGAGGTCTGCGGGGGCGATTGTCGTTGTCATGGCCCCAAAATACGGCCCGCCCGTTTCCTTTTCTGCCGTCCGTGATTGTGTGAATTACGGTACAACGCCGCCGCGTTGTTTCAGTGCCCCTGTCGCCGCAAACATAGGGACTCACAGAGTTTTTATCTAACCGGAGCCTGGACAATGGCAAAGAAAGCAAAGCGTTTCCGCATCGGGGTGGAAGGTGCCACCACGGACGGGCGCACCATCGAGCGCAGCTGGCTGGAACAGATGGCGGCCAATTACGATCCGGCTGTTTACACCGCCGTGATCAACATGGAGCACATCAAGGGTTACACGCCTGACAGCGCGTTTCGCCGTTTCGGTGTGGTCGATGCGCTGGATACCGAAGAAATCAGCGACGGCCTGCTTAAAGGCAAGCTGGGCCTGTACGCGGTGATTAACCCGACGGATGAGCTGGTGACGATGACCGGCAACATGCAGAAGCTTTTCACCTCAATGGAGATTCGCCCGGAGTTTGCCGACACCGGCGAGGCGTATCTGATTGGCCTGGCCGTGACCGACGATCCGGCCAGCCTCGGCACTGAAATGCTGCAGTTCAGCGCCAGCGCGGGCGCAAATCCACTGGCAAACCGCAAGCAGCATCCTGACAACCTTTTTACCGCCGCCACCGAAACCGTGATCGAGTTTGAGGACGTGGCCGACGAAAAACCGTCCCTGTTTAGCCGCGTGTCCGCACTTTTTAGCAACAAGCAGAAGTCTGATGACGCCCGTTTCAGCGACGTTCACAGGGCCGTCGAGCTGGTCGCCAACGAGCAGCAGGCATTCAGCCAGCGCATAGAAACCGCCCTGAGCGAACAGGCCAGCAGCCTGCAGGCGCATTTCACCGAAGCGCTGAGCGCAGAAGCTGCAGCGCGTGAGCAGCTGCAGGCGGATTTCAGCCAGCTGCAGGAACAGCTGAGCCGTGAAGACGGGCGGCAGGACTCCCGTCCGCGCACTCCCGGTAACGGCAACGGCAGCAGCCAGGACGTGCGCACCGACTGCTGATGCAGTTGCGGCAAACCCCATTAACGAACAGAGAAAACGAAACGATGAAAAACAGCACCCGTTTTAAGTTAAACGCCTACATGTCGGTACTGGCGGAAATCAACAACATCAACCTGTCAGCCCTCAACAGCAAATTTACCGTTGAGCCGTCCGTTGCGCAGACGCTGGAAACCAAAATTCAGGAGTCATCAGAGTTTCTGACGCGCATCAACATTGTGCCGGTGTCTGAGCAGAGCGGCGAACGTCTGGGGCTGGGTATCGGCAGCACGATTGCGGGTACAACCGACACCACGCAGAAAGAGCGCGAGCCTACCGATCCGACCTATATCGACGGCGAAGGCTATAAGTGCACGCAGACCAACTTTGACACGGCGCTGCCTTATCAGAAGCTGGACATGTGGGCGAAGTTTGCCGACTTTCAGGTGCGCATCCGCGACATGATTGTCAAACGCCAGGCGCTTGACCGCATCATGATCGGTTTTAACGGTATCAGGCGTGAGAAAACCTCTAACCGCGTACAGAACCCGCTGCTGCAGGACGTCAACATTGGCTGGCTGGAAAAAATCCGCCAGGAGAAACCGTCACAGGTGGTCAGTCAGCATATCGACAGCAGCGGAAAAGTTATCGCCGATAAAATTACCATTGGTAAAACGGGGCTTTTCCGCAATCTGGATGCCGTGGTAATGGGTGCCGTAACGGAAAAAATCGCCGTGCAGTATCAGGATGACACCGAGCTGGTTGTGATCTGCGGCCGCCAGCTGCTGGCCGACAAGTATTTCCCGATCGTCAACAAAGACCAGCCCAACACCGAAGCGCTGGCCGCTGATTTGATTATCAGCCAGAAGCGCATCGGCGGCCTGCCTGCGGTGCGTGCGCCGTTCTTCCCGGCTGATGCCATGCTGATTACGCGCCTTGATAACCTGTCGATTTATGTCCAGGACGACACGCGCCGCCGCTCCATCATCGACAATCCGAAACGGGATCGCGTTGAAAACCTTGAGTCGGTCAACGAGGCGTATGTGGTCGAGGACTACGACTGCACCTGCCTGATTGAAAACATCGAAATGCTGGAGCAGGAGCCAGAGCCGGAAGCGGGCCAGATGAGCGACGCCGAAATCGCGCGTATTGCCTCCGTTGCGGCAAGCGTCGTCAAGGCCATGAGCGAATCGGGTACGGCGCAGGCGCAGGCTGAATCAGGCAACGGCAACGCAGGAGCGTAACCCGTGACCAATCCTTTCCGCGCACACACGCGCTTCATTCAGGGACAGGAGGCCGCCCGCACGGGCGGCAATGGTCGCCATGCGAAAGGCTATGACCTGATGCTGCTGCAGCTTAACGAAGACCGCCGCCGCCTCAAGGGCATTCAGTCCACCGTCACCAAAGCGCAGGTAAAAATTGAGGTGCTGCCAAAGTATGCCGCCTGGGCAGAGGGCGTGCTGAGCGCCGACGGGGCGCAGCAGGATGACGTGATCATGTACGTCATGCTGTGGCGTATCGATGCCGGTGATTATGCCGGTGCGCTGACCGTTGGCCGCCATGCGCTTAAACACGGCTGGGTGATGCCGGTCGGCAAGCGCAACACGGCGACGGTGCTTACCGAGGAAATGGCCGACGCCGCAAAGGCCGCCATGCTGGCCGGAACGCCGTTTGACGCTGAGCTGCTGCTGCAGACGCTGGACGCGGTGGACGGGGAAGACATGCCGGATCAGTCGCGTGCACGCCTGCACAAGTCCATTGGCTGGGTGCAGACCGAAAGCAACCCGGTGTCCGCGCTGAATCACCTTAAGCACGCCCTGCAGCTGGACGAAAGATGCGGGGTGAAAAAAGACATTGAGCAGCTTGAGCGGAAACTCCGCAAAGACAGCTGATAACCGAACGTGCCCACGCGCGGGGCGGCACGGGGTGGCGACAGGCAGCGCCGCATCAAAACCCCGTCCACCGCCCACCTATTCAGGAGTAGTAAGGATGCAGTTTACAGCGCCAGAGCAGTCGCCGGTTGCGGCGGTCATTATCCCGAACAATTCATTCTGGCCGGATCTGGATTTGGCTAAGTTTCGCAGCGCGATGCGCGTTGACGGCACCGTGACGCCGGAGCGGCTCAAGCAGGTGGTGCTGACCGCCATGTCAGAGGTGAACGCCGAGCTGTACCCGTGGCGGGAATGTCAGGAAATGTCCGGTTACAACGGGCTGGCCGACGTACCGGCTGAGCAGCTGGCCGGAAAGAGCGTACGCCTGCACCACTATGAAAACGCCGTCTGGTGCTGGACGCGCGCGGTACTCAACGAGCGATACAGCGACTTTGACGCCACCTCATCCGGCGTGAAGCGCGGTGAGGTGCTGGACGATGCCAGCGGCGATTTATGGCGCGATGCGCGCTGGGCCATCAGCCGCGTACAGGATCTGCCGCACGTAACCGTCGAGCTTATCTGATGAAAGTGCGTGCGCAGCAGTATGACACGGTAGACGCACTGTGCTGGCGTCACTACGGGCGCACGCAGGGGCTGTCCGAGCGTGTGCTACAGGCCAATCCGGGGCTGGCGGAATACGGCCCCACCTTGCCCCACGGTTTAGAGGTCGAGCTGCCGGACGTTGCGCCCGCAGCCACGGCGCAGACCGTGCAGCTATGGGACTGAATTATGTGGGAAAGAATCAGCACATTTATTACCTGGTCGATAGCCGTTTTTATGGCCTGGCTGGGCGACTTATCGGTTAAGGACGTTTCAACTTGGGCCGGGCTGATTATCGGCATCGGCATGGCGTTAATAAGCTGGTACTACAAGCACAAAACCTACCAGCTGCTGGCAAGCGGGCGCATCACACGGGAGGATTATGAATCTGCAAACCGTTAAACGCTGCGCCGTCGGCGCGGTGCTGGCCATCGCCGCCACACTGCCGGGCTTTCAGCAGCTGCATACCTCGGTTGAGGGGCTGAAACTGATTGCCGATTACGAAGGCTGCCGCCTTAAGCCATACCTGTGTGATGCGGGTGTGTGGACCGACGGGATCGGTAACACACGGGGCGTTGTGCCAGGCAAAAGCATTACCGGGCGGCAGGCCGCCGGGACGTTCATCACCAACGTGTTACGCGTTGAGGCGGCACTGGCGCGCTGCGTGGCGGTTTCCATGCCGCAGCAGGTTTATGACGCGCTGGTGTCGCTGGCGTTTAACGTCGGCACCGGCAACGTGTGCGGATCAACGATGGTGAAACTCATCAGGGCCAGCCGGTGGCGCGATGCCTGTTATCAGCTGCCGCGATGGGTGTACGTGAAAGGCGTATTTAATCCGGGGCTGGATAACCGGCGCGGGCGCGAGCTGAGCTGGTGCTTAAAAGGGGCGGCATCATGATGCGCGCCGTTGTGGTGACCTGCTTTGTGCTGCTGCTGGTGACTGCCGGGCTGTTGTCGTGGCAGCTGCACAGCGCAAACAGGACTATCGGCACGCAGGTGGCAGAGCTGGCCGCAAAGGATAAAAAGCTGAGTCAGAAAAACAGCCAGCTGATGGCGGTCAACATCATGGCGCAGAGCAGCAACCTTGCACAGACGCAGCTGTATGCGGCGGCTGAAAAAAACAACGCACTGCTGCGCCAGCGGCAGCGCCAGATTGAGGATCTGAAACGTGAAAATGACGCCCTACGCCGCTGGAGTGATGCCCCTCTGCCTGATGCTGTTATCCGGCTGCGCCAGCGACCGGCCATCACCGGAGGTGAATCTTACCGTCAGTGGCTGTCCCAGAATAACCCGCTGCCAGCTGGGGCCATCGTCGGCGCGCACTAACGGCGATTTACTGGCACTGCTGGATGAAACAGAAACCGCCTGGGCGGCCTGCGCCGACAAGGTGGACACCATAGTAACCTGCCAGGATAAAGACGATGAACAAGCCGCAGTCCTTACGCGAAGCCCTGAATAGCGCTGTTGCCTACCTGCAGGAGAACCCCGACAGGCTGCACCTCTTTGTTGACAGCGGTGCGCTGGTAGCCACTTCTGCCGCGTCCGTGTCGTGGGAATACCGCTACACGCTTAACGTCATCATTACGGACTTCACCGGCGATCAAAACCTGCTGATGGCGGCGGTAATGTACTGGCTGCGCATTAACCAGCCCGATGCGCTGCAGAATCCTGCAGAGCGCGATCAGCTGTGCACGTTTGAAGTGGACATTCTCGGCAACGGTGCGTGTGACATCAGCATTAATTTAAAGCTGACAGAGCGTGTTATTGCCGAGGAAGTCAGCGGCGTGACAGAAGTCAGAGCCGTACCGGAGCCGGACGAGCCAGAGGAAGCCTGGACGGTGAAACGTGGATAATCTGCACGAGGTTGACGCCTGGCTGGATGCGCTGCTGGCAAAGCTGGAACCGGCAGAGCGCAAAAAGATGCTGCGCGAGGTGGCGCGCGACGTCAGGCGGATTCAGCAGGCCAACATGACGGCTCAGCGCGCGCCCGACGGCAGCGCATGGGAACCGCGCCGTGTATCGGCCAGGACAAAGCCGGGGCGGATTAAACGCAAAATGTTTGTGAAGCTGAAAACCGCAAAGTATCTCAAGACAAAGGCAACCGGCGACAGTGCCGAAGTGGCTTTCGTGCCTGCCGTGCAGCGGCTGGCGCGTGTTCACCATTATGGGCTGCGTGACCGAGTGAGCAGGCGAGGCATTACGGTGAAATACGCTGAGCGCCCATTGCTTGGGGTAAATGAAGGTGTTCGAAATTTAGTCGAAGATATAATAACCGCGTGGCTTTCTTAGTAGCTTCATTCGTAAATTAATCTTCAAGAATTGAATTTTTTTTCAACTATTTTAAGGAACGTGTCACCTATCCTGTCGGCAAAAATAGTTAACGCTTTAATCAGAACAATCTTTTCTAAATCAGTTTCTGAATAAATGAGCGTTGCTGTAGCTTGTAGTATGCTTAGAGCCGAAGCGTGAGCTGGGTCCGTCAAACCATAATGACTAGCTCCAACATGAATTAAATCAGGATCAAAGTCTGGAAGAGCAAGTGGTTTGGTCAAGGTTTTAGTGTTGACATGAATATTTTGGCTGGCCCATTTGTAGTAAGGTCTCATGTGGTCATAATTAGCAGAGCTTTCTATAGCTTGAAATCCTCTTGTGCCTTTTTCTACGTAAATATCAGCCCATCCATATTGAGATTTGAAACCGTTCTCATATTTAGAAATGACTTGTGTGTAAAGGTGCTCCATTTCGTCACACTCATCCTGAGAAGGTGGAGCGGCATTTATTCTATCTTTAAATTTTAAGTGGGAAAGCATACCGTTATAAGAATCAATGATTTCATGATCTAGAAACCTTCTCGCACATTCCGGCCCATGCTTATTTATAAATGACAAAGTTACGTTTACTTCGTGCAGCGCCCTCCATCGGGCCATGGCTGCGTCAGCAAATCCGCCCTTAAGTAAATATGTTATCTCTGCGAAAATCTTGCAACATTGGCCGTGAAGCCTCACCAGTACCTCATGCAATACATATTCAGGTTCATTTTTATGATTAGAGTTTTCAGTACTAAATTTGGAGCCACTGTCTATGCAGATGGATAGCAGTATGTCTAGTTGTTTTAAACCTTCATCCCACAAATTGAAGTGAGTAGATTTAAAGTCATCTTCTAATAGACGCATTGAGTGAACTTTTTCATTGGAACTACGATCAAAATTCAATACAAGATTCTCTGCAGCTTCCTCAATAAAGTCCGTAGTGACCTTATAAAGCAACTCTTCGCTAACCTCTTCCTGACCAAGGCTTTCTATTCTTTTTAGGAATGATTCTTCTAACGTCACTTGGCTCTCCTCATGTGTTGTATCAGCGATCATACAATGGGTTGAAGCTGATTCTTTATATTAAATGTTACATCTTCAATGGATGAACGAAAAACTTACCGAAATCATGCGCCTCATCACCAACCTGATCCGCACCGGCACCGTGTCCGAGGTCGATCCGGTTAACTGGCTGTGCCGGGTGAAAACGGGCGACCTCGAAACCAACTGGATTAACTGGCTCACCCTGCGCGCCGGTAACACACGCACATGGTGGCAGCCTACCGTGGGCGAGCAGGTCATGTTGCTGAGCCTGGGCGGCAACCTCGAAACCGCCTTTGCGCTGCCCGCGATTTATTCCGATGCATTCCCGCCGCCGGATTATTCAGAGAACGGCAGTACCACGCAGTTTAGCGACGGCGGATTTTTTCAGTACGAACCGGCAACCGGCCAGCTGCTGATAAAGAACATCAAAAGCGTGCGCATCGAAGCGGCGGACGGCATTCAGCTGCTGACTGAGGCATTCGGCGTTGAGGCCAGTAAAACAACCCTCAACAGTGAAACGGCCATTAACGGCGCTGTCACCCAGGGCGGCGGTGATATGAGTTCTAACGGCGTCGTGGTGCATACCCATAAGCACGGCGGCGTCAAAACCGGTACTGACACATCAGGAGGCCCGGCGTGATGTATCTCGGCATGAACCGCGACACCGGCAAAGCGCTGACCGGTATCGAGCATATTCGCCAGAGCGTCAGCGACATTCTGATGACACCGGAGGGCAGCCGCCTGGCGCGTCGTGAATACGGCTCCATGCTTTCCGCGCTCATCGATCAGCCGCAGAACGGCGTCACCCGTATGCAGGTTATGGCGGCAACCTATGCCGCACTGAGCCGCTGGGAACCGCGCATCCGGCTGATTTCGGTGAATTACACAACGGCCTATGACGGTTCCATGGTCGTTGAGATAAACGCACAGCGTGCCGACGGCTCGCCGCTGGCAATGACCATACCAACGGGGGTGAATCGTGGCAGTGATTGATTTATCGCAGCTTCCCGCGCCGGAAGTCATTGAGGTGCCGGACTTTGAAACGCTGCTGGCCGAACGTAAAGAAAACCTGATTGCGCTGTATCCGTCAGAGCAGCAGGCCGCCATGCGCAGCGTGCTGGCGCTGGAATCCGATCCGCTGGTCAAGTGCCTGCAGGAAAACGTCTACCGCGAAATCTTGCTACGCCAGCGCATCAACGAGGCCGCGCAGGCGGTTATGGTGGCCTATGCGCTCGGCACCGATCTGGATCAGCTGGCGGCTAACAACAACGTCAGGCGTCTGACCATCAACCCGGCTAACCCCGACGCCGTGCCGCCCGTGGCGGCGGTGATGGAGTCCGACGACGATTTACGCCTGCGCGTGCCGGGGGCGTTTGAGGGGCTGAGCGTGGCGGGGCCGACGGCGGCCTATGAGTTTTACGCCAAGAGTGCCGACGGGCGCGTGTCTGACGTGTCGGCAACGAGTCCGGCACCGGCGGAGGTGCTGATTACGGTACTGAGCCGGGACAACAGCGGGGCGGCAACGGCGGATTTACTGAACGCAGTGAACGTCGCGTTAAATGCCGAGGAAGTGCGCCCTGTGGCAGACCGCGTAACAGTGCAGGCGGCAGCGATATTTGACTATCAGGTAAAAGCCACGCTGCACCTGTTTGACGGCGTGGCCGCAGGCCCGTGCCTGGAGGCTGCGCAGGCCGCAATGGATACCTACCTGACTGACCAGAAAAAGCTGGGCCGCAGCGTGCGCCGCGAGTCTTACGGGGCGGTGCTGCGCGTGGCGGGCGTGGACTGGGTGGAAATCACCGAACCGGCGCAGGACATTATTCTGAACCGCACGCAGGCGGGCAACTGCACGGCGGTAGCCGTTACCGTTGCCAGCGATAACGGGGGTAAAGGATGAGCCAGAGCCTTTTACCGCCCGCGTCCTCGGCGCTTGAGCGCAGGCTTGCAGAGGCGTGTAGCGGCATCAGCGGGCTGAACGTCCCGCTGCGCGACCTGTGGAACCCTGCCACCTGCCCCGCGTGGTTTCTGCCTTACCTTGCCTGGTCATTTTCGGTTGACCGCTGGGACGAGGCCTGGACAGAAA